GTATCTGAAGCCGTAAAAGAACGTAGTGCCTTCATAAGAAGTGGTGCTGTGGTTCGTAACGCACTTCTCGATTCAAGAGAAGGTGGAACAAGAATACAAGTTCCAGAATTTAATCCAATCGCTCCAACTGAGGAAATCTTAGATGGTACAGCAACTTGGGGTACAGGTAACGCAGGTTACTTAACACCTCAGAAAATTGGTACAGGAACACAGATTGCAACTATCTGTCATAGAGGTTTTGCATACGCTGTGGATGACATTGCTAAGTTAGCTGCTGGTGAAGATCCAATGGGTCATATCCGTAATCAGCTTGCAGACGCAATCAATAAGAATAACTCAACACGTTTATTCTTTCAGCTTCATGGTTTATTTGGTACAGCATTATCAGCTAACGCTCTTGATTTAGCAAAAGCTGGTACTGGTGCTGCTGAAGCAAACTTCCTAACTGCATCAGCAGTTGCAAGAGGACGTAATCTTCTTGGAGAAAGAGGTGAAGAACTAGATACAATCGTAGTTCATCCATCTGTTGCTTACTACCTATATCAGGTTGGTATGCTTACATTCTCTACTTCTGCATTATCAACTGGAACTGGCATCCAATGGGGTGGCGGTGGTGTTGACATTCTCTACTTCCGCATTATCAACTGGAACTGGCATCCAATGGGGTGGCGGTGGTGTTGGCATTGATGAAAGAAGTGTTGGACAATTTGCAGGAATGAACGTAGTTGTTGATTCTTCTGTTAACTCTGTTCAACCAGGTTCATCAGGTCATCAAATCGAGTTCTACTGCTACTTACTTAAGTCAGGCACAATTCTTGAAGGTGTTCAGCAAGACCTTAACATTGAAGCTGAAAGAAACATTCTTTCCAAGCAAGATGTCTTGTCTGTTGATTATCACAGTACTTATCACATCATGGGTACTAAGTGGAATGATGCTTCTGATAACCCAACAAACTCCAACTTAGGAGCAAAAGCTAAGTGGGCTGCAACATACGATGTAGATTTAATCCCCATCGTTCAGTTAACAGTTAACTCACCACTTGATACCAGCACTTTATAATCGTAAGATTATTATTGTCGGTCATAACGAAACCTCATCAATTATTGGTGGGGTTTTTTCTTTACGCTACAATAAAACTAAATTACTTTATGGATCGTGGCAGCTACTATAGACGCAACTATAAAAGGAGCAAGTGCTAATAGTTACGTTACTCTTTCTGAATCTAACGACTATTTTGATACTTCTCCCGATTCCTCTACTTGGACTAACAAGACAGACGATCAAAAGAAGAGATCACTAATATCAGCTACAAGATGGATCGATACTTTAGTTTATTTAGGAGATAGATGCGATGATGGACAAGCCTTAAAATTTCCAAGAAATAATTATTCAGTAGATGGTGTAGAACTAAAATGTGACTTGATACCTCAAAGTATAAAGTACGCACAATTTGAATTAGCAAGAGCATTAGCCAATGACACCGATGCGATTACTGGTACTACAGGTAAAGATGGAAACTTCAGTGAAGTAAAACTAGGCGATATAGAAGTTAAATACAATACGACAAGTCAAGGAACAGGAACAGTAAATAATGTTTTAGATGTTTACCCGTGGCTACAAAGTTATCTTGGAGCGTACGCAATGGCTGGATCAGGCAGTTATCAAATGAGAGTGGTTAGAGGATAATGGCAGGACAACTAGACACAGCATTAAAACAGATCGCAAAACAGGTGGTGTCTCAACTAGGAGACTCATTAGACACAACCATTATCTACACTAGAAAACTATCTGCAAGTTACAACACATCCACAGGTGCAGTAACCACAAGTGATACCAGCTACACAATAAAAGTTCCCGTAGAGTTTATACAATCTACTGAAGAAACAGGTTTTCAGGAAAACGTAGCCCGTGTTTACATAACACCCGATCTCATAGGAGACAGCCAACCCTTATTATCAGATGAAATCACCCTCACATTTTCTGGATCGACCAGAGTTGCAAAGATAACTGATGTCAGAACTTTGCGTGGTGGACAAGAGTACTTATTCAGAGTTGATGTTATCTTCTAATGACTTTAGTAAACGCAAGAGCAGCATTTGAAACCGCAATCAAAAACGCAGTAACCACTGCTGACAACACAGTGACAGTGGTTTTTGATAATATGCCTTTCACAACTCCAGGTAAAAACAAAAAATATGTAATGGTAAGTCTTGATTTCACGCAATCCACGACCCAACCTCAAGGTGCAGCAATTGATTATTACGCGGGATCTATAACTTGTGGAATAATGACACCAAAGGATAAGGGAACAGCAGATGGATCAGCAATAGCGGAATCAGTAGTAGATGGTTTGACTTCCATAAATGCTGCAAATTACACAGATTCCTTCTCAGTTTCTCCTCGTGTATCACAAATCTCTGGACCGAGTACAATAAACACAGAAAGAGAAAGTCATTTTCTATCTGTAGTCAGTTGCACCTTTACCGCTAATGCCTAGTTCTAAAGACATTTCACAACTAACCAAAGACTTAGAGCAAAATATGATAGCTCTAAAAAGTAAAGTCGCATCGGCTATGGTACAGGATCTTCAAGAGCGTGGACCGTGGTGGACAGGGCATTTCGCTACTAGCTGGAAAATAAGTGAAACTCCTGTAGCCCCCGTCAAAAAATCACCTAAACGAAGGCAGATAGGATCAGGAAAAATTCAAGATGCCAACCCATCATTAATGGAGTTTATGAGTGACCCTGACCAGCCTGTAGGTAGTGTGTATGACCAGATACGAACTAATCGTCAGTTACCTAAACGCAAACGGGCCAAAAAAGTTCCCTTAGAAAAACCTTTATTTGTAGGTAACGCAGCCGAATATGCTGGTTTTGCAGTGAATAATCCAGGAGCTACAGCACCAGTTGGCGATCCAGATGGAGTAACTTACGATAGACACGCACAAATAGTTGATGGCATAACACCTCCTAGTGGAAGCCCAGATTGGTACAAGATATATTTACAGACCGAGCAATTCAATGAAGCAATACTTTTAGGACTTAGCGAAACTTTTAAAGGAAAGCATACTCCTGTCAATAATTAAGGTTAAGCTATACTACAAGAATAGATCTAATTTTTTATGTCACCAGAAAGAGCAATCGACAGATTGAAGAAAGCCTTCAATGTAGAAGAACGCAGTAGCTACTCCATTTTTAAGGGAGAAGAACTCGTCCTCAAGATATTCTGGTCGCCTTTAACCATAGCCGATAGAGACACAATAAACAGTACATTAGTAGCTATGAACAAAGGGCAGGAAGAGGGAAGCCTCGACTTTGCTTTACAAGTTATTCTTACAAAAGCTGAAGATGAATCAGGGGTAAAGATGTTTTCATCAGCAGACTTACCAGCACTTAGAAGAGAAATACCAATGTCAGTTCTAGTGGACATTATGACTAAGATGCAGGGAGTGGGCGAGGAGGAAAGCCCCGATGCCGTAAAAAGCTAAACTCAAAAAAGACAACTTTGTTTATCTACAGTTTTTCATAGCCGAAAAACTAGGTTATACCCAAAGAGAAGTAAGAGAAAAAATGTCAGTTCAAGAACTGTATGCCTGGAACGCTTACTTCGAGATAAAATCTGAACGAGAGGAAGAAGCCTACGAAAAAGCAAAAAGACAGGCTCAATATCGCAAAGTACGCTAAACTTTTAATATCTAATAGAATCTGCGGTGGCTGCTTCAAATTACAGCGTAAATATAACTTTAAATACTTCTTCCGCTAGAAATTCTCTGCAAGCTCTTGAGAAAAGAATAAATACACTAAGAAGAAATCTAAACGAACCACTTAAAATAGACTCCAGAGTATCCAAGATACAGGAAAAAATAGCTAAGAGTAAAGATGCTCAGAAAGCATCAATGATTGAAACTAGGAGACTAGGAGATCAAGTACAGAAACTAGCTGACAAGGGATTGAAAGTAGATAAAGCAAGAGCAGCCATAAGAAAAGCAGCAGCATTAGATTCCAAAAATCAATTAAAGGCAGCAGCAAGTCAAAGAAAAATAGCCCAAGATGAGTTAAAACTTCAGACCGATATAACTGAAGAAGTAGCGAAAAGGACTCAATTAATATCTTCAGGAAGATTTGCAGGAGGTAAAAACTTTGGTCAGATTGGTGGATCAATCGGACCAGCCCTGCCTCCAAGAGCAGGGGCAGGAGCAGCAGGAGGTGGAAGAGGTTTTGACTTTCAAAGTGCTCTAATCAGTGGTGGTTTTCCACTATTATTTGGGCAAGGTCCATTTGTCGGTGCTGCTGGTGCATTGGGTGGTGGTATCGGTGGAATGTTCGGGCAGATGGGAGGATTTGCTGGAGGTATAGCAGCTACCACAGCAGCTACAGCAATGCAGTCATTTACAGTAGAGACAGGAAAATTAGGAGCAGCTTTGAGCGAGGCAACAAAGGATGTCGAAGCAGTATCAGCAGCGTTAGGTATTACAGGCACAGAGTTTGAGAAACAGTTACAAACGCTCCAAAAATTAGGAGGCGAAGAGGCAGCTTTTGAGGCAGCAAGACAAAAAATGATTAATTTAGTCGGAAAAGAAGGGGTAGACGCTTTGGTTAAATTTGGTGATGAAGTTACAGAATTAGGTAATAATTTTACAAAAGTAATGACTCAGATGAGAGCTTCACTAGCTCGTTTCTTAGAGGGATCAGGTATAGGAGGTTTTATCGGCAGAAGAGTTGAGAGAACTGCACTATTAGGCCAAGCAGAAAACACCGACAATAAAAAAATACAAAATTTAATAGGTGTTAGAGAGGAGTTACAAAATCCGTTTGCTCTTCCAGGAAGAAAAGCGGGTTTAGCAAAAACTATTTTAGGTTTAGAGAGAAATAAACTTTTTGTTACTGAAGAAGATATAAAAGCAGCCATAAGAGCAACTAATGATTTAGTTATCGCAGAGCAGAAGTCAGTAAATGAGGAAAATAAAAAATTAAGTATAAAGAAGAATAATCAAAAAATACAAGAAACTAGGATTAAAGACATTAATGAAGAAATAGCACTATTGGAACGTAGTTTCAACATGAGTTCTGAAGAGTTTGAGATAGAAAAACAGATAATGGAAATGAATAAAGAAAGTAAGATTCTTGACGAAGAGGCTATTAAAACAGGATTAAGAAGAATATCAGATTTGGAAAAGCAAAGAGATTTAGCAAGAGAAACCGCAGAAGCATTTAAACAGATGCAGCAGACAATAGCCACCGACATCGCAGACGGCATACAGGGTATGATCCGTGGAACGTCTACCCTAAACGATGTTCTCAGAAATGTATTAGACAAACTCATAGACGCATCATTCAATATGGCTTTCTTCGGTAATATGCAGGGATCACTCGGAGGCGGTGGAGGATTATTCGGTTCAGTTCTTGGAATGTTTGGTGGAGGTAAAAAAGGAGGTGGAGGTAGTAGTTTTCGTACAGATTTAGGTGGTATGATCTCCGCACCGATGTTAGATCCTATTCCAGGTTTGAAGTTTGCGAATGGAGGCCGACCACCAGTAGGCAGGGCTTCAATAGTCGGAGAACGTGGCCCAGAATTATTTGTGCCAGACAGAGCAGGAACTATTATTCCAAATAATCAGTTAGGTGGCGGAACAAGTATTGTTGTAAACGTAGATGCCTCTGGTTCTTCTGTTGAAGGTGATGAACAAGGTGGCAGAGAACTCGGTCTTGTATTGTCAGCAGCGATAGAATCTGAATTAATCAAACAAAAACGTCCTGGAGGTTTACTTGCATAATGGCTACCTTTCCCTCAATCACTCCAAAATATGGACAACAGAAAAGATCCGCACCAAATACTAGAAGAGTGCGTTTTGCTGATGGGTTTGAACACAGAATATTATTTGGACTCGCTGCTCATCAAAATCCCAAGATATTTAATTTTACATTTGAAGTTTCCGAAACAGAAGCAGATGTTATAGAAGGATTCTTGGACAGTAGAGCTAATGATAGTGCCAGTTTTGATTTCACTCCACCAGGAGAAGGCTTTACAAAAACAGGAACTTATTCTCAGTCAGGTACTACAGTTACAATCACGATTACAAATCATGGTGTTGCAGTAGGAGATGAACTGACAGTAGATTACACTTCTGGCTCTGCTACTGATGGTACGTTTATTGTTGCCTCTGTTGCAGATTCAAATACTTTTACAGTAACGGCTGCTGCCAGTGCCACTAATAGTGGGAATGTTTCTATCACCTTGTCTGGTACTGGTAAATATGTCTGTGAATCTTGGAATAAATCTATTCCCTACAATAATCGTGCCACAATACAGGCAACATTCAGAGAGGTGTTTGAACCATGAGTAGTGCTTCTGTTGTTAGTGATCTACAAAGTATAAATCCATCAGCAATAATAGAACTTTTTACTCTTACAACTACAGCAGCATTGCATGGATCAGCTACTACGCATAGATTTCATAATGGAACAAGTCTAAAAGATAATGGTGAAATAGTCTGGGCTGGTGATACATATCAAAGATTTCCAATACAGGCAGAAGGTTTTGCTTTTCAAAAAGGGCAACTACCTAGACCTACCTTAACTGTCAGTAACGCATTGGGAACAATTACAGCTATTCTTTTAAATGTAAATGAGACTACAACTGGAAATGATTTAACTGGTGCTACTGTCACTCGAATCAGAACTCTTGCAAAGTTTTTAGATGCTGTAAACTTTCCAAGTAATGTAAATCCTTATGGTACACCAGATCCTAGCGCAGAGTTTCCACAGGAAATTTACTCGATTGATCGTAAGTCAGCAGAAAATAGAGAAGTTGTTACTTTTGAACTTGCAGCAGTAATAGATTTAGCAGGTATTCGTGCTCCTAAAAGGCAGTGTACAAGAGCAGAGTTCCCTTCTATTGGTACTATTAGCGGATGAATTGGAAAGAAGCTGCATTGGTTCATGCGAAAGACCAAGACCCTAAAGAATCTGTTGGATTATTAGTAAATATCAAGGGTAAAGAAAGATATTTTCCCTGTAATAATCTTGCTATGACTGCTCATCAATGTTTCATTCTTGATCCAGTTGATTATGTAAAAGCATCAAATCAGGGAGATATTGTTGCTGTTATTCATTCTCACCCTGTAACTCCACCAGTTGCTAGTCAGGCAGATAAATTAAGCTGTGAACAAAGTAAGCTTCCGTGGCATATTGTTAACCCTAAAACAGAACAATGGGGATATTATGAACCATCAGGATATAAAGCACCTTTATTGGGTCGTCCGTGGGTCTGGGGTGTCACTGATTGCTGGTCATTAGTAAGAGATTGGTATAAGCAGGAGAAAGGTATTGAACTTAGAGATTGGGAAAGACCTATAACACCAGAAGAGTTTTTAAAAGATCCAATGTTTGAAAGATGTGCATGGAGAACTGGTTTTAGACAGTTGAGACAG